TTAAAAATGGTAAAACTCTAACTGTTGATATGACAACTGCAAATGTTATTACTCAAGTAGTGGCTGCACTAAAACCTGCTAATCAAAAGAAATTTGCAGACCAACTTGAGAAAGGCCCAAATGCATTTATGAAAATGGTAGACTTTGCTTTTTCAGCCGTTAAATAAGGTAGTAAAATGACAACTAAAATATACAACAATCAAAAAGGTGGATACATCACTATATCTGCAAATGCAACAGGATTTGTTGCATTAAATCAGGTGGGTGCATCAACAGGTGGACTACTTGGTAATGGTGCAAACACAGTAAATGAAACTGTAAATGAAATGAACATCTCAGAAATCATTTGGTCAAATCTTGGTACTGCCAATATGTGGGATATTAAAAGAGGTGGAAATACAGTTTTCAAATGTTATGGGCAAAACGGACAAATTAATTTTCAGAGAGACAATATTCATTTAGAGTGTAACTCATTTGAAAGGGCATCAAACGTAGTCTTTACACTTTCTGGTACAGCTGCAAAGGGAAGTATTGTTCTGAAACTACACAAAAGATCAACTGTAAGTTAGGAAACTAAAATGAAACTCATCTGTGAAGTACAGGAACAAAAACTTGAGTTTGTCACCGAAGCAAAAGAAGATGGTGAGAAAGAATACTTTATTGAAGGTATCTTCATGCAGGCTGATATTAAAAACCGTAACGGTAGAGTTTATCCTGTAGAGACTTTACAAAAAGAAGTTGCAAGATATAACAGAGAGTATGTTGCAAAGAATCGTGCATACGGAGAGTTAGGTCATCCACAAGGGCCAGTTATAAATCTTGACCGAGTATCACACATGATAAAAGAGTTAAAGCAAGACGGAAACAACTTTGTAGGTCGTGCAAAGATTATGGGTACTCCAATGGGAGACATAGTTAAAAATCTTATGCGTGAAGGTGCAACATTAGGTGTATCATCAAGAGGCATGGGAACATTAAAGAACAATAAAAAGGGAGTTGCTGAAGTTCAAAAAGACTTTTTACTTGCAACTGCTGGAGATATTGTAGCAGACCCTTCTGCTCCATCTGCATTTGTAGAGGGAATAATGGAAGGAGTCGAGTGGGTTCAAGTAAACAATGCTTGGGTTGCTCGAGAAATAGAAGATATTCAAAAAACCATATCAAATACATCAAAACGTGATCTTGAAGAAAGAAAGCTTGAAGTATTTAATCGTTTTTTGAGTAGATTGTAAAAAAGTTTTTTTATAAATAATATTAACGAAATTCTTTACTTAGTTTTATAGGGAGAAATATGCAATGTCCAATAGTCAACAAGATACCTCAGTTGAAGAAACTGTAGATACTGACGCTCAGGACTTGGAAGCTGTTGAGACACCAACTCTTGACGAAGCAACTGATTCAGAGGTACAATTAGATGAGTTTAAGGCATCTGGAGGAGACCCTTCAGAAGTTCCTGACCCAAAAGATTCTGGTAAAAGTGCCAGAGGAGCAGACTCAAAAACAGCTGGCGAGAAAGCACCGACTACAAAAATCGGTATGATTAACGCTATGGTCGATAAAATGCGTGGAGTTAAAAAAGATGAACTCACCGCTGCTTATCACGAAATGGTCAAGAAGTTAGAAGGTGCTCACGAAGATGACGAAGAAGGAGATGATGACGAACAAGAAGAGTCCGTCAAAGTTTCTTCTAAGAAGATCACCAAAGAAGATATTGACGTTTCTCAAGATATTGATGCAATCTTCAATTCAGAAGATGAACTTACAGAGGACTTTAAAACTAAGGCAACAGTTATATTTGAAACTGCTGTAATCTCTAAAGTCAATGAAGTTCTTGCAAAGATCACAGACTCTAATGATGCTGATCTTGCAGAATCAAAAGAAAAGATTGCTGAAGAGCTCTCTACTAAAGTAGACGATTACCTAGACTACGTTGTTGGTTCTTGGATTGAAGAAAACAAGGTTGCCATCGAAAGAGGTATTCGTGGAGAGATTTCAGAAGATTTCTTATCTGGTCTAAAAGCATTGTTCACAGAACATTATGTTGATATTCCAGAAGAGAAAGTAGACGTTGTTGAAGAACTTGTTTCCAAAGTTGATGACTTAGAGTCAGACCTTAAAGAGCAGACTGAAAACAACATAGAACTCAATAAGACAATCAAAGAGTTTGAGTGTGAAAATACTTTCAATAGTTGTACAGAAGGTTTGACAGAAAGTGAAATTGAAAAATTTCGTGATTTAGCTTCCAATGTGGACTTTGAAAATCAAGAGGACTACAAGTCTAAAATTAACATTATTAAAGAAAACTACTTCAACCAAAAGTCAGAAGAATTAACCTCAGAAGTCAATGTAGACGAAGAAACTCCATTAACTGAAGAAGTTCAAGAAACTGAAATTACGGGCCCAATGAGTAACTACGTTTCTACATTGTCTCGCGTTTTAAAGAAGTAACCTATTAATTCTAAACTACGAAAGTCGGAGAAAAAAATGGCTGAGTTTTTAAAAGAAGAGTTGAACAAAAAGTGGGGGCCTGTACTAGATCATCCAGACCTACCAAAGATTGATTCTCCTCACAAAAGAGCAGTTACTGCTCACCTACTAGAACAGCAGGAAAATTCTGCAAAGGAACAAGGTTTCGGTTCTGGTGGATATCAAGCACCTACACTACTTGGTGAGGCTGCTCCTACTAACGCAACAGGTTCTTCTGTTGACAATTTTGACCCTGTATTAATAAGTCTAGTTAGACGTTCTATGCCTAACTTAATTGCTTATGATATCTGTGGTGTTCAACCAATGTCAGGCCCATCTGGTCTTATTTTCGCAATGCGACCAAGACTACAAGATCAGTCTGGAGATGATGCTTTCCTTAACGAAGCAAACACTTCTCACTCTGCACAGTTCTCACAGAAAGCAAACACAGCAAACTTTAGCGCAGGTGTTGTTGATGGTGCAGTTGGTACTGACCAAGCTGGTTCAGACCCAACAGACCGTTCATCTGGTTCAGGCTATACCGTTTCACAAGGTATGACAAGTGCTCTCGGAGAAGCTCTCGGAGATGCAGCTGCTAACTCTATCGCCGAAATGGCATTTAGTATTGAGAAAGTTACTGTAACTGCTGTGACTCGTGCATTAAAAGCTGAGTACACAATGGAACTTGCTCAAGACCTAAAAGCAATTCATGGTTTAGATGCAGAAACAGAATTATCAAACATTCTGTCTAATGAAATCCTTGCTGAAATCAACAGGGAAGTAGTTAGAACAATTAACTATACAGCAACTGCTGGTGCTCAAAACAACACATCATCTGCTGGAACATTCAACTTAGACACAGACTCAAATGGTCGTTGGTCAGTTGAAAGATTTAAAGGTCTTATCTTCCAGATTGACAGAGATGCCAACGAAATTGCAAAAGCAACTCGTAGAGGAAAAGGTAACATCTTAATCTGTGGTTCTGATGTTGCATCTGCTCTTAATATGGCTGGTGTTCTTGACTATGCTCCTGCATTATCATCTGACTTAAATGTTGATGACACAGGAAACACATTTGCTGGAACACTTAATGGTCGTATCAAAGTTTATGTTGACCCATATTTCTCAACTGCAAGTGGTGACGAATACTACACAGTTGGATATAAGGGTGCATCTGCATTTGATGCTGGTCTATTCTATTGTCCTTATGTACCTCTCCAAATGGTTCGTGCCGTTGGTGAGAATACATTCCAACCAAAAATCGGGTTTAAAACTCGTTATGGTATTGTTGCCAATCCGTTTGCTACTGCAGCTGCTGATGGTGCGATTGCTTTCGCAAAACTCAACAAATACTACAGAATTGGTTTCGTTACAAACTTAATGTAAGAAACATAACAATTCATCTACAACTCAGGGGAGCTTCGGCTCCCCTTTTTTTGTTTATAACTCTTATAAATAGGAGACACACAAAACATAAAGGTGTTCAATGGCAATAACAGATAATCAACCAACGAATAAAAACTTTCTAAGTCCTCTTGGATTTAGATTTATTTTGTCTCGTACACCAAACATAGAATATTTCTGTCAAGCTGCAACACTACCAAATATGGTTATGGCGGAAGCATTAACTGCTAATCCTTTTCTTAATACTCCTGCTCCAGGCACAAAGATATCGTTTGAACCTTTTGATATTCGATTTCGAGTTGATGAAGATATGAATAACTATCAGGAAATATATGATTGGTTCATTGGACTTGGATTTCCAGATAACTTTAGTCAGTATAAAGATATTCAACAATCGAGAACAGGTGGAATTAGAAAAACTGCATCTGAATCAAATCAGACAAAGGCAGGAAACATTTACTCAGATGGTTCTCTGATTGTATTGACAAGTAACAACAATGCAAACATTCGTATTGCTTTCTTTGACTTGTTTCCTGTAGCATTGACAGCTCTTGAATTTGATGTAACGCAGACAGAGATTGCATATCTTGAGGCAACAGCATCTTTTAGATATCGTAAATTTACTATTGAAAAAATTACTTGAATAGAAAAAATAAACGTAATTACTATTGACAATTCAAAACCTTTTGAATATACTGTAGACTATGGAATTAAAAGAATTAACAAATCTCTGGAAAGAAGATTGCAATATTGATGATACAGAGCTGGGATATGAAAGCACTCGTATTCCAAATCTTCATGCAAAATACCTTGAAATCTTTTCTGAAGAAAGAATGAAACTCCGTTCTTTACAAATTAAAAAAAAGAAGTTGTATCATGTTCTAAGTGATTACTATCGAGGTGATTTAAACAATCCAGAAGATTTAAAAAACATTGGTCGTGAGCCATGGGCAAAGACTGTGCTTCGTGGGGATATAGGAGATTATGTAAATAGTGATGATGAGATGCTTTTATTGAATAGTAAGGTTAGTACAATAGAAGAAAAGATTACAATACTTGAAAATATTCTTAAAGCAATTAACAACAGAGGATTTCAGATTAAGTCTGCAATTGATTGGCATAGATTAACAAATTTTGGAGGGTAATTAACTGCATCCACACCTTGCAATATGTGAGAGTGATGTGAAAGATAATATGTTAGAAGTGACTAAAGTAAATGATGTTTATATTAAAGTAAATTGCCAAAATTCTATCGCACAAGAACTTTGTGATTTTTTTACCTATGAAGTTCCTGGCCATAAGTTCATGCCCGCTTTCAAAAGAAGAAAGTGGGATGGAAAGATGCGATTGTTCAATGTCGCAAGCCGTAGAATATATGCTGGACTTCTTCCTCATGTTCGTGCATTTGCACAGGAAAGAAAGTATGAATTTTCATATGGAGAAGCTGAGTACCAAATCTATTCAATGGAAACTGTTAAAAACTTTTTTGAAGATTTGAATCTACCAAAG